TTAATTTTTATTGTTTAGAATAATATAATATTTATATATATTATAATGGTATTAATGTCAGCAGGTAAAGCCGCTCGCAATCAAGCATCAATTGTTAATAGACCTACGTGTGGAGGAAATAAAAAAGCAGGTATTGCACCAAGAGTTGGATGGTATTTACAAAGTAATGTAATGTTAGTTGGTGCACCTCAATCAGTACCTTTAATTTGTAGACCAAATCTAACTATTCAAACACAGAAATATGGATATCGTGCTACAATTAGTGGTAATATGGGTTAATGAATTATTATTTATTAAAAATATTATTATTATTATTATTAAAATGATTTAATAATAATTTATTATTTATTAATAATCAAATGTTTATTAAAATTGATATTAGAGAGAAAGATTTATTACAACAAATACAATATCTTATATCTAATACTCCAAAATTTAATAAAATAATAATAAAATCTGAAACATTAAATATTGGAGATATTATTATAAGTGATGATGATGATGAAGAAAAAATTATAATAGAAAGAAAAACTATATCTGATTTACTTTCTAGTATTAAAGACGGTAGATATGAAGAACAATCATATAGATTAAATGGATCACCTACTCATAATCATAATATAATTTATCTTATAGAAGGTGATGTAAATCGACCACAATGTTTTAAAAATAAAAATATAGATAATTTAACAATATATTCAGCAATGTTTTCTTTAAATTATTATAAAGGTTTTTCTTTATTTAGAACAAATTCATTACAAGAAACGGCAATGGTAATTTGTAATATGGTTTATAAATTAGAAAAGGAAACAAGTAAAAAACCATTTTATAAAAATTTAAATTATACAACTCAACCTAATATAGAAAATACCGAAAATATAGAAATAAAACCAATTGAAAATGAAAGTAAAAATACAAAAATAAAACCAATAGAAATAATAAAACTAATAGAACCAATAGAAATAATAGAAATAGAAATAGAAATAGAACCAACTGAAAAAGATTATGTCAGTGTTGTGAAAAAAATAAAAAAAGATAATATAACTCCAGATAATATAGGAGAGATAATGTTATGTCAAATTCCTGGAATAAGTTCAGTTACAGCTTTAGTTATAATGGAAAAATATAAAAATCTACCGAATTTAATAAAAGAAATAGAAAATAATAATAATTGTTTAAAAGATATTTTATATACAAATAATAAAGGTAAACTTAGGAAAATAAATAAAACCAGTTTATTAAATATAGTAAAATTTTTATTAAAAAAATAAAAATAGAATATATGAAAGAATTAATACAATTAATAATATTTATTGGTATTTGTGTTATTATATATTTACTATATAAATATATTAAATTAAATCGTGAAGGTATGACAGATGCATCAGGTAATTCAACAAGTACAGTAAGTAATGGAATAGCTGGAAATGCAACATCTTATAGTGCTACAGTAAAAGCAACAAGTATTCAATTACAAGATACTGTTTTAGTAACAAAATATCGAACAGATTATGAAACTATAATTTTAAATTTAGATGATTTAATAAATAATTTAATGTTAGAAACTGTATTATCAATTGATGTATCATCACCTCTTAGTGGATTTTCAAATTTAAATTGTTTAAATGAATCTAAACAAGCATTAAATAATGTAATGAAATTTTTAGATGCAACTTAATTTTAATTAATTAACATATACTGAAACACTATTATTTTTATACAATCCTTTATCAATTAAACTTTGTGTATATTCACTACCTCCCCAATTAGGATCCATTGGATTAGGACTTATTGTAGATTTAGATGTTTCTAAAGATGTAGATGATGAAGTAGGTGTAGATGATGAAGTAGGTGTAGATGATGAAGTAGGTGTAGATGTAGATGATGAAATACTATATGGATTAGATGAATTAGATGTGTTATATGGTGTAGATGTATTAGATACAGTTGATGAACTAGGTAAAGCAGTTGTAGTAGATGTAGATGTAGAAGGTGTAGATATAACTAATGAATGGGATGATGCTAAATTATACGGAGATATACTAGGAGGTAATCCTCCTTGAGGTTCAGATACACTAGGTCTGGATTTATAAACACGATTGCCTTGTGCATCATATGTTTCTTGTAAATATAAAACAGGACATACAATATTTTGACTTTTTTGCCATGATAAAAATTCAGTATAATCTTCTAAATTATCAAATTCAACTGGATTAACACCTGGGACTTGTGCTAAATTTGAATTATATAAATAAAATTGTGATCCTTTTTGAATTAACATATTAGGACATCTAGATGAATTAGATGAACTAGATGAACTATTATTATTTGTTAAACTTTCATATTGTGTAGAGTTTTTTTTAACATAAAAAAGTAATCCAATTATAAATACAAATATAAATAAATAAGTTAATGTCATTATATATTATAAGAATAAAATTGTTAATTTTTATAATCTATTTAATTATATATAATGGGATTTTTACATATAAATAAAAATTCAAAAAGTTTTAATAATGATATTAATAAATTAAATACTTTTATGAAAAAAAAAACAAATAAATTATTTATTTTAGTTTATATGGAGAATTGTCCGCCATGTATGGCTACTTGTCCTGAATGGAAAAAATTACAAAATATATTAAATTTACATTTTGTAAATAAGCCTAATATTATGATTGTTGATATAAATGAAAATGTAGTAAAAAACTTAAATTTTATTAAATCAGAAATTCATTCTTTTCCTACAATTCGTTTTATTACAAATAAAGGAGAAATAAGTGAAAATTTTGAAGATAGTAATATAAAAGAGAAAAATAGAACAATAGATTCATTTATAGAATGGATAAATTTAAATTCTGGAGAGAAAAATATAACAAAAATAGATAAATTTAAAAGTAAAAAAAAATATATAAAATCTCATAAAAAAACTAGAAAAAAATATAATATTTAATATAATTATAAAAAAAATTGAATTACTTTACTTTTGTAATTCTAAATTATAGTAATTAAACGGTTTAATTCAACAATGGCGGACATTACATCACAACAATCACAACAATCACAACAAATTGAAAATGTCAATATTCCTCGTAAATTGTGTTTATATTGTAATGATACAACACATAATATATCCGAATGTAATCATCCTAGTATTGAAATATTACATAATGAAATATGTGAAGCAACTATATTTAGTTATTGTATATCTGATTTAATATATCAACATATGACAGACAGTCTAAATAATAAATTTAGATTTATACATTTTTTAAGACATTGGTTATTAACAAAAACAACTGATGAACTTAAAATTATTTTATATAAATGTAATAAATCCGAAAATTTTAATTTGGATATAAATATGTTACCATCCTTAATACTACATATTTCATTATATTATTATGATTATGTAGTTAAACTAAAATCATCTATAACAGAAAAAGATGTACAATTAATATATCAACAATTAATTGAAATTAGTATTAATAAAAATTCTTTTATTAAAATATTATCTCTCTTAATTAATATAACAGAATCAAATATTCAATATTATATATGGCATTTATACAACCCTAAATTTAAATATAATATAAAAATAAAAGTATTTTCTAATTTTAATATAATTTATAAAGATGAATCAGAACCAGATATATTATGTCCGATTTGTTTATGTGAAACTAATATACCATTAAATAATTTAATAATTACTAAATGTAATCATAAATATTGTTTTAAATGTATTATATCATGTATGATTAGTAATAGTTTTAAAAATAATTCTGTTGTGCCATTGTTATGTCCTTTATGTCGTCAAGAAATAACATCAATTACAATAATTAATAAACAATTAAGTAAATATTTATCCATATATTGTGATGAAATAGATTCTATAAAAATAGAAAATATAGAAGAACAATTACAAGAACAACAATTACCTATTATTATGCGTGAATTTCCACATCCATTTATATTTCCTATAATTTTAACTAATGAAGATCTTGTAAATTTATATTTTAGTATAATAAATTGTATCTTATTTATACTTGTAATTTATATATTTTATATAATAATTTTAAATTAAATATAATAAGTATTTTAATATTTATTATATTTAAAAATTTATATTTTATTATAAATTTTATAAATTTTTTTTTAACATTTAAAATTATTTTTGGAATAACCAATAACGGCACAAGCTATTCTTTTTCCAGCATTACCTGTTTTTAAACTTTCATCATCTCCACCTTTACCACAATCATCTTCATCTGCATGTATAATTAATCCACGACCGATTATATTATATTTACTACCTCTAAGTTTAATAATATTATCATTAAATGAATACTTACATTCACCTTTAGAATTTGTATGAATATTTCCCAAATCACCAACGTGTCTATTTTTCATTCCAGGACATCCATGTGTTTTATGCAATGGATTAAAATGAGAACACATACTAGTACATTTATCAGTTAAATCTCCTGCTTCATGTATATGAAATCCGTGTTTGCTATTTGGAGTTAATCCACTAATATTTAATGAAATATTAATATTATCATCATAATTATTTTCTTTAAATTTAACAGTTCCTTTAATATTATCTGTAAATACTGCAACAGCTTCAATACTATCCATTATTATTAAAATACTTAATTAATATATTTAAATTAATATATTAATTAAGTATTTTAATAATTAAATATATATATAAAATACAAATAATTATTTTTTATTTTTTTTACTCTTTTTATTTTTTTTACTCTTTTTACTTTTTTTACTCTTTTTACTCTTTTTACTTTTACCACCATATTTTAAAGTATTCTCTCGATTTGCTGCGGAATAAGCATCAATAAATGATGGATGTGAAAATGGTAAAAAATAAAATTTTACATTAACATATGCAAATGTTTCGTGATAATAACGAAATAAATAATTAATAAATAATTGTTGATTATCATTATTTTGAATTCGTGATATAATAGTATTAAATTCAGTAATTAAATATGCTCGTATCCAAACACTACGAATAGTAGCCCATGTATCAATAACAATAACAAAGTCACCAACTATAATACATAAAAAACAATGTAAAATATTTTCATCATCAGTCATATAAACAAAACAAGTTTCATTAGGTAATATTCTAGGTAATGATTGTACTATTTCTAATGTAATACGATGTTCAGGACTACAATAATGATAATTTAGTTGCATATAACACATTGGTGGATTTTGATAAAGAGATAAAAAATAAAAAAAATTATTAGCATTTGTAAGAACTTTTTGTTGGTTTAATAAAAAAAGAAATGTATTACTATTATCTAAAATAAAAAATTTATATAAGAATCCAATAATAATAGCATTATAAATACAGCAAGTATAAAATGTTTTATTTCTAAAAGTCGAAGTTTTACAAGTTTTTCCAATTGTAGTACAATTTGATAAATAATTAAAAATTAATTGATTTAAAGGAAAAATAATGTTATTTAAGTGTGATATTATTTCAGTGTGTTGAGGTATTTCTTCAAATCGTTCATTAGGTAAAGGTTCAATAGGTAAACTATATATTACATTTGTAATAACTTCTCCAGTTGGAGTAGTTATAATAGAATGTTTTAATGAAAAAGCCATTATATAATAAATATTTATTATTAATAAAATTGATTGTATTAAATGAAATAAACATAATTTATAATATAAATTCAAATGGAACACATTTTTAAAATTTTCGATTTTAATGTTTACAATAGTAAAGAAGAATCAACAGATGAAGAGGAATCTCCAAGTTATATAGATAATGCTATTTTTGTAATTCAAATTTTTGGTGTAGATGAATTAGGAAAAACCTATTCAATAATAGCGGAAGGGTATAAGCCGTTCTTTTATGTAATGGTAAATGATACCTGGACGATAAAAACTAAAGAAAAATTTAGAGATCATTTAAAACAAAAGATAGGTGGATATTATAAAAATAGTATTACAGAATGTAAAATAATAAAGCGAAAGAAATTATATGGTTTTGATGGTGGAAAAGAACATAAATTTATATATTTAGAATTTGCGAATATGAATGCGTTTAATAAAGTAAAGAATTTATGGTATTCAGAGTATGATAAAGGTCATTTATTATTAAAAGATGGATATGAATTTAATAATACAAATATAAGATTATATGAAGCCAATATTCCGCCATTATTAAGATTTTTTCATATAAAAGATATAAGTCCTTCAGGATGGGTAGCAATTCCCAAAAGAAGAGTAATTGAAAATAATAATCAAAAAAGTGTAAATTGTGATTATGAATTAAAAACGATTTATGAAGATATAATACCTTTAAATGATAAAGAAACCCGTGTTCCTTATAAAATAATGAGTTTTGATATAGAAGCAAGTAGTAGTCATGGAGATTTTCCTGTTCCAATTAAAACTTATAAAAAATTAGCATCAAATATTATAGAATATTTTGAAAATAGTAAAATAGAAATAACAAAAGAAATATGTAAAAATTTGTTAAGAAGAATTATTTTAGCAGCATTTGGATATGAAATAATACCTCAGATTGATATAGTATATCCCAAGTCAAGTCCATCTTCAAAAGAAGATATTTTAAAATTATGTGAAATATGGTTAGAATCGCAAATAAAGAACTGTAAATCTGCGGAATTTAATTTAAATAATTCAATAGAATATTATTATGAAAAACTGAGTAAATCAATAAATAATGAAGATGAAGAAGAGAATAATAATAAAAATGTAAAATCATATTTAAATAATAAAGCAACAATTGTAGATATATTATGTGATCCATTATTTGAACGTGAAGGTAAATTAAATGAATTAAATAATTCATTAAATCATATATTTCCTAAATTAGAAGGAGATAAAATAACTTTTATAGGTTCAACATTTATGAATTATGGAGAAATAAATCCATATTTTAATCATTGTATTGCATTAAATACGTGTTCTACTATTCCAATACAAAATAGTATAATAGAATCTTATAATTCAGAAAAAGAAGTATTATTATCATGGCAACAATTAGTTCAACGAGAAAATCCGGATATTATTATAGGATATAATATATTTGGTTTTGATTATGAATTTATGTTTAGACGTGCTGAAGAAAACAATTGTGTAGAAGATTTTTTAAAATTATCAAGAAATGAAGATGATATATGTGGAACAATAGATAAAGATACGAATAAATATAAAATCGAAGAAAGTTCAATTCAAATAGCAAGTGGACAACACGATTTAAGATTTATTAAAATGAATGGACGTTTACAAATTGATTTATATAATTTCTATCGTCGTGAAACGAATTTAATATCATATAAATTGGATTATGTAGCAGGTAATTTTATAGGTGATTTTATAAAAAAAATAGAACATACTATTGAAAATAATACTATTATAATATCATCAAATATGACAGGATTATTAGTAGGTAGTTTTGTGCATTTTGAAGAAATAGGTCATTCAGTAGATTATTATGATAATGGAAATAAATATTTAGTAATTGAAATAGATGAAAAAAATAATAAATTTACGATTAATAATAGAATAAATCCGGATTTTGAGAAAAAAGTAAGATGGTGTTTAGCAAAAGATGATATAACCCCAAAAGATATATTTAGAATGACAAATGGAAGTGCAGATGATAGATCTATTATTGCAAAATATTGTATTCAAGATTGTAATTTAGTTCATTATTTATTTAATAAATCAGATATTCTTACAGGTTATATTGAAATGGCAAAGATTTGTAGTGTTCCGATAAATTTCTTAATTATGAGAGGTCAAGGTATTAAATTAACTAGTTTTGTATCAAAAAAATGTCGTGAGAAAAAAACGTTAATGCCAGTAATTGAAAAAGGAGAATTAGATGAAGGTTATGAAGGTGCGATTGTATTAGAACCTAAATGTGATTTATATTTAGATAATCCAGTAGCTTGTGTAGATTATGCTTCTTTATATCCAAGTTCTATGATTAGTGAAAATTTATCACACGATAGTAAAGTATGGACACGTGAATATGATTTAGCTGGAAATTTAGTTGAAGAATGGGGAGAAAAAGATAAACACGAAAAGTATATTTATGATAATTTGCCGAATTATGAATATGTTAATATTGAATATGATACATATAAGTATTTTAAAAAACATCCAAAAGCTTCAGCAGAAAAAATAAAATGTGGATTTAAAATATGCCGATTCGTGCAATCTAATACAGATGACAATGGTGCTATTATGCCTTCAATTTTAAAAGAATTATTGAAAGCACGAAAAGATACTAGAAAGTTAATTCCTTTACAAACGGATGATTTTATGAAAAATATTTTAGACCAAAGACAAATTGGATATAAATTAACTGCTAATTCATTGTATGGACAATGCGGAGCAAAAACTAGCACTTTTTATGAAAAAGATATTGCTGCTTGTACCACTGCTATTGGAAGAAAATTATTAGTTTATGCTAAAACTATTATTGAAGAATGTTATGGAAATCGCATTTGTAATACAACCAATTATGATCCTGTTTTAACAAAAGCCGAATATATATATGGAGATACCGATAGTGTATTCTTTACATTTAATTTACAAACTTTAGATGGTATTCCAATTCGTGGAATGAAGGCATTAGAAATTACAATTGAATTAGCCAAACAAGCTGGACATTTAGCTTCACAATTTTTAAAAAACCCACACGATTTAGAATATGAAAAAACATTTATGCCATTTTGTTTATTATCTAAAAAAAGATATGTTGGTATTCTTTATGAATCAGATATTACTAAAGGTAAAAGAAAAGAAATGGGTATTGTATTAAAAAGACGAGATAATGCTCCCATTGTAAAAGATATTTATGGTGGAATTATTGATATTTTAATGAATAAACAAAATATTCAAGAAGCAATGGAATTTTTAAAAAATTGTTTAGAAAATATGGTTAATCAAAAATATGCGATGGATAAATTAATAATAACAAAATCATTACGTTCTGGATATAAAAATCCAAAATCAATTGCACATAAAGTATTATCAGATAGAATTACTGCGAGAGACCCAGGTAATAAATTCTGTTCTGGAGATAGAATACCTTTTGTATATATCGTTACTAAAAATAAAAAATGTCTTCAAGGTGATAAAATTGAAACACCTGCATTTATTCTTGAAAATAATCTTAAAATAGATTATTCTTTTTATATTACAAATCAAATTATGAAACCTGTTCAACAATTATTCGCATTAGTTTTAGAAAAAATTTGGATTTTATTAAATAAAAGACCTTGTTTAAGTAAATATAAAAAAAATGTAGAAGCTTTACGTAAAGAATATTCTAATAATATTAAATTAGAAGAAAAATTAGAAGATTTACGTTGTAAAGAAATTAAAAATTTATTATTTAGTGAATATTTAATAAAAACGAATAATGAAATAAATGGAGAACAATCTTTAACTAAATTTTTCGCAAAAAAAAATATATAACATAATTATATTGCTAGATGAATGCTTACAGAAAAAAATGTTGTCAACAATGTATTCGCAGTTGTAATAATTGTATTAATCATTTGAAAAATCAAGAACAAACTGACAAAGTTAAAGAATGTATTTTATATTGTGAAGATTGTATTAAATGTTGTAATTCTTGTTTAGAATGTTGTTGTGATAATCCTTTAAAAAAACATATTGTTGAAATGTATAAAATAATGAAAATATGTAAAGATGGTTCTTTTAATTGTCATATTAAATGTAAAAATTTAAAACATAAAGAATGTTATGAATGTTTTAATTCTTTAAAATGTGCGGAAGATTGTAAAAAATGCATGATGTCTTGTTTATTTTAATATTTAACTATTTATTTATTAAATACTTATTATTAAATAATAAGTATTTAATAATATAATATTTTAATAATATAATATTTTAATAATATAATATTTTAATAATATAATATTTTAATAATAAAAGTATTTAATAATAAAAGTATTTAATAATTAATATATTAATTATAAAAAAAATTGATTGTAAATATAAATATTATATTATTTACATTTACAATTACAAATCAAAATGTCGAAATTCATTAATTTTCATAACGATACGGATTTTCCAATTATGGTTGATTCTTGGAAAAATAATTCATTGTATTGTTTAAAAATTGAATCACAAGAAAAACGTATTATTTACAGTGATGATAGTGAATGGTATTTAAATTCTATGTTTGATTTATATGATGATAGACAACTATGGCGAAATACTAATTTAAAAAAATATGTTAATATTGGTAAATTTCGTTCAATACCTGATATTTCAAATATATATTCTTGGCTTAATTATGAAAATATATTTCAATGTTTATATAGTGAAACACAAAATAATAATAATATAGAAAAACTCATTACATTTTCATTAAAATAATTAATTTATAGTATTATGTATTTTATGTATGTTATATATATTTACTATATATAATATAAAATATAAATAAATTATAAAATATATATATATTATATTTATTTGAAAAAATATAGTATAAAAATTTTTTTTATATAATTCAATATTATCATTTTCATTTTCTGTTTCTGTTTCTGTTTCTGTTTCTACTTCAATTTCAGAATCTGAATCTGATTCAACATCAGTATCACCATCATTGTCAATATCATTGTTAACATCAATATCATCATCACTTTCATCATCACTTTCAACATCAGTATCATGATCAGTTTCATCATCACTTTCAACATCATATTCAACATCATATTCAAGATTTAATAGATTTAATATATTGTCAACATTTGTAGTTGTGTCCATTTATCATATTTAATATATAATCTTTATATTTGTATTAAATATTATATTTTTTTTAAATTAAATTAATACTGTAATTATTATAGGTTCTGAAATATAATCGATTCTATTATTAGAAATATCAAAATTTAAATCACCTATATTTAATCTATTAATCAAATTATGAATTAATGAATGTGTATTATTTATATTATTAGTATCATTATTAGTATTATCATTAGTATGACCATTAGTATCATCATTAGTATCATCATTAGTATCATCATTAGTATCATCATTAGTATCATCATTAGTATCATTATTAGTATCATTATTAGTATCATCATTAATTAATGTATCTAAATCTGGTTCAATATTATAATTTCTAATATCATATCTACAAACAGGACATTTACAACTAATTTTAAACCAATTATTTAATGAATTATTATTAAAAATATGATTACAATGTTTTATTATTGTAACTACTTCATTATCTAGAAAAGTATTAAGTGATATAGGACAAGATGTATTATTAGGTAAAATAATATCAGCATATCTAATTTGTCTAGTAGCATTTGTAAATTGAGTTAAAGTAGGAATAATTGGCGATAATTGTTCTAAATTGCGTAATGTTGTATAATTAGAAAAAAATGAAGGATTTGTATTATTAGTATTAGTACTTGTACTATTAGTAGATGAATTATTAAAATTACCAAATAAATTACTAGATGGATAAATAGTAGATGAATTACCAAATAAATTATTAGATGGATAAGTAGTAGATGAATTGGTATTAAAATTACCAAATAAATTATTAGATGGATAAGTAGTAGATGAATTGGTATTAAAATTACCAAATAAATTATTAGATGGATAAGTAGTAGATGAATTTGTATTACGATTAATAGATGGATTAGTAGTAGATGGATTGGTATTACGATTAATAAATGGATTAGTAGTAGATGGATTGGTATTAAAATTACCAAATAAATTAGTATATGGATTAGTAGATGAATTAGTATTAAAATTACCAAATAAATTAGTTGATGAATTAAATATTTGAACGATTATATTACGTATTTCAGTATTTGAATTACTTAATTCACGTATTTGTCTTAAATTATCATTATACATAGTATTTAATATAAAAACAATTTGTGAATTCATTATTATTGTATATATTATAGAATGTGTTTAAATATATAATTATATTATTCTATAAAATGATAAATAATTCAATTTATAAAGATAAAGGATTAACAGGGTTATCTAATTTAGGGAATACATGTTTTATAAATTCATGTATGCAAATAATTTCTCATACATATGAATTAAATAATTTATTAAATCATAAAAATATAAGAAATAAAATTAAAAATATATATGAATCAAATTTAATTATAGAATGGGATGATTTAAGAAAAATGATGTGGAAAAATAATTGCGTAATTTCACCAGGTAAATTTATTAGAACTATACAACAAGTATCTGAATTTAAAAAAATAGAAATGTTTACAGGATATTCACAAAATGATCTTCCAGAATTTTTATTATTTGTAATAGATTGTTTTCATAATTCATTATCACGTGAAATACAAATGAAAATAAGCGGTAATATAGAAAATTTAACTGATAAAATAGCTATTCAATGTTTTGAAATGATACAAAAAATGTATTCAAAAGATTATTCAGAAATCTGGAATTTATTTTATGCGATTCATATTACAGAACTAAAAAATTTAGAAACAAATGAAATAGTAAAATTAATTCCAGAACCATATTTTATGATAAATTTATCCATACCATCTAATAATAAATCTCCTTCCTTAATAGATTGTTTAAATTTTTATGTTGAAGATGAAATATTAGAAGGAGAGAATTCTTGGTATAATGAGAATACTAAAGAAAAGATAAATATTAAAAAAAAAATACAATTTTGGTCTTTTCCAAATGTGTTAGTATTCGATTTTAAAAGATTTAATAATAATTTTCAAAAAAATAAAATTTTAATCACATTTCCTATTGAAGAATTAGATTTGTCTAATTATGTAATTGGATATAAAAAAAATAGTTACAAATATGAGTTATATGGTGTATGTAATCATAGTGGTGGAGTAATTGGAGGTCATTATACGTGTTATGTAAAAAATGCAAATAACAAATGGTATCATTATAATGACACAATTGTTTCAGAAATAGAAACCATACATTCAATTATTACTGAAAAAGCATATGTTTTATTTTATAGACTAAAATATAATAATATTTAATAATAATATTAAATAATAATATTTAATAATAATATTTAATAATAATATTTAATAATAATATTTATTTATTTATTTAACTATTTATATATTATAAATGGAAGTAGTAAATACGACAACAACAACTGATCCAGTAAATATGTATAATAATTTAAATAAATATATATTAAATCCGACTGTTTTTATTATTTTTATTCTAATTATTATATCGTATTATATATTTTCATCATCTTTAGGAAATAATGGTGTTAGTACTGCATCTAATTCAGTTTCAAATAAATCAAATTCAAGTATTATAAAAGGTATTATTATATTTATTTTAATAATTTTAATTGTAATTAATGCATTTCAATATTTTTTTAGTATAAATGTAAAAGCATATCTTCAAGATTTATTTACATCTCATCCAAAAGTGGATATTGTCGTAGATCAAAATACATATCCGCAACCTGCTCCAGTTCCTGAAATGAAATTTAAAAAACAAGTGTTCAATATACCTGGAAATTATTATGATTATGAAAATGCAGATGCTATATGTAAAGCATATGGATCTAATTTAGCCACGTATGATCAAATAGAAAAAGCATATAATAATGGAGCTGAATGGTGTAATTATGGATGGTCAGCGAATCAATTAGCTTTATTTCCAACTCAAAAACAAACTTATGACCATTTACAAACAATAGAAGGTCATAAAAATGATTGTGGTAGAACTGGTATTAATGGTGGTTATATGGCAAATCCTAAAATTAAATTTGGAGTAAATTGTTTTGGATATAAACCTAAAATTACTCAAGAAGAAGATGAATTAATGCAAACATCTACGGCATATCCTGAAACTGCGCAAGAATCCGATTTTCAAAAACGTGTGGATTATTGGAAAACCAAAGTAGATGAAATATTAGTATCTCCATTTAATTATAATAAATGGGGAGTATAAATCCAGTTCTTTAAATAGATATTATTATTATTATTTCGTTTTAGATGTTTTAGATGTTTTAGATGTTTTAGATGTTTTAGTTTTATTTGTTTTTATTTTATTTTTATGGGTAGATTTCTTTTTTAAATTACTTTTTTTTGCTAATTCAATTAATTCAGTATGTAATTTATCATCAATAACTTCATCTTCCTCATCATCATCATCTTCATATTTTTCATTAATACTATTATAATTTGTTAACCAACAAGGAATTACTAAACTATTAAATAAATCAGATACATTTTTTAAATTTCCATCACTACCGCCGCCACTTTGATCATTCATAGTAATTATAGGAGACATACCTGCTCTCATCATAATAGAATTTACATTAAATCCACCTGAATGTATATTAGTTTTGTAATCTGTATTAAATATTAATTCATTTCCTCCTATATATCCTTCTATATTATTCATAATTATAAATATTATATATATTAACTAATTATTATAAAAACGCTTTATAATAGTTATAAAATTGTTATCTATATATTATTAATTATAATATTATTATAAATTTAAACTTCTACTTAAACTTTTAGTAAAACTTTTACTTTTACTTTTACTATGTTTAGGATTATACATTTGTTGTGCTGCTAAAATTGAAAAAGGAGGAATTGCTTGAGAAACAATTGGAAAAAAACCACCACGTGTTCCTCTTCTTCTTCTTCTTCCTCTTCTACTTCCTCCTCTTTTAGTAGTTCCACCTTTCATAAGACCACAAGTTCCGCCACATCCTCCTCCTCTTTTTACAGATCTTCCTCTTCTTCTTCTTCTTCTTCCACCGGATTGTGCTGAACTTAATTGACTACTATTAGGTGTATACATACTTCCAGAATTTTGTCCTGATGTACCAACTGAACTATTACTATCTCTTCCAGCGCCGAATGCATTATTTGTTTGTGTTTGCAGTGATCCATTAACAGATGTTCCATACGTAGTTGCACTAGAAACTCCATTCATACCACCTTTCATACCGGTTTTCATAGTAGTAGCAGGCATACTAGAACCACTTTTCATATTAGACATAGAACCACTAGACATAGGTTTCATGACATTTGCTGCGTGACCTGATGGATTTGAAAGATTTGTATTCACCATTATATATAAGATTGAGAAGATATATTTCTAAATAATATAAATTAATTAAAAAAATATTTTTTATTACGCATACTAAAAATTAAAATAATAAGTATTGCTAAATTCATTATAAAGATTAAAAATATGAATGATATAATACTATAAATATATGGATTAATTTCATATAATATGAGTTCTATTACAGGATTAAATAAAACTTTAATTTCATTTTTAATATCATCTCTTTTTAAAATATCTAAACAATGTTGAACTACAGAATCTTTCATATTTAATAAATATAAAATATTTATTAAATTATTCGTGTTAATAAAAAAATTATTTTCTATATTTTGAATAATATGGAAAATATTTATGAAGTGAATGAAACATTTGATTTTAATAAATTAACTTTAGCATATCCATCAAGTATTCAAGGTAATGCATATTTTACAAAAATAGAATATAATAAAAATCCATTATATATACAAACAAGTAAAAGTAAAACAAAACAAGGAATAATAAAATCTGGAAAAAAGTATTATTGTGATTTAATGTTTAACAAAAATGATGTAGTTATTATAAATTGGTTTGAAAAGTTAGAAGAGAAATGTAAAAAGTTGATTTTTTCAAAAAAGAGTGAATGGTTTCAAAATGATTTAGAAGAAGATGATATAGATAATTCATTTAGTCCTACAATAAAAATTTATAAATCTGGAAAGAATTATTTAATAAGAAGTAATATAGAAAATTTAAATAATATTCCATCAATAAAAATATTTGATGAAAAGAAAGTGTCGTTAAATATAGATGATATAAATACAGAAACAAATATTATTTCAATTTTAGAAATAGAAGGTATTAAATTTACATCAAGTTTTTTTCAAATAGAAATAAATATAAAACAAGTAATGGTATTAAACGATGATTTATTATTTGATAATTGTTTAATTCGTTCAAATAAAAGTATTCTAAAAGATAATGACATAAGTAGTAATTTAAGTAATACAAATAATTTAACTACATTTAACGAGACAAGTAAATATTTAAATAATAATATTCCATTTACGGAAAAAATAGTTTCATTAGAAACATTAGAACCATTAGTTCCATTAGTTCCATTAGTTTCATTAGAAACATTAGAAACATTAGAACCATTAGAACCATTAGTTTCATTAGATATATTAAAAAAAAATAAAGAAAATAAAAAAGAAGAAAATATTTTATTAAAAATAGATATTCAGGAAAATATGAATGGAGAGATTCAGGAAATTATGAATGAAGATATTCAGGAAAATGTGGATGAATTAAAAGAAATAACTAATTTTGAAATAGCTTTAGACAATAATTTAGAAACAATTTCACTAAAAAAACCAAATCAAGTTTATTTTGAATTATATACAGAAGCTAAAAATAAAGCAAAAAACGCAAAAAAAAATAAAATTTTATCTTATTTAGAAGCAAAAAACATAAAAAATACTTATATGTTAGATAATTTAATTGAAAGTGATTTTGATAATGAAATTGATGAAGTTTCTGAAAGTGAATTAGATGATTTATAAATTTAATTTTAATAAAAATTATTTAATTAAATAATTATAATGTATTCTTAAAATTATTTTATCATTAATTTTATATAATGAATGTTTCTTTTAAGAAGTTATGGAATGATTATGGAATTGGTGCTCTAATAGTTTTATTTATAATTGCTTATGGAGTTAGTTTATTTGCGAATTATTTAGGAGCAAAAGGAGTGCCAGGTCATGAATCGAATGCTATGATGCAACCTCAATATAAAAATACAAATAGTCAAAATAGTTCAAATTCTAATGCAGTATTACCTTCAGACCCTAATGGTAATGAAATATTTGCTTCAGCCTCAGGAGTACATACGAGTATGCCAGGTATTCCGTCATCATGTTCTAAACCAACTATTCAAAATCCGGGAGAATTATTACCAAAAGATGCTAATTCACAATGGAATGAATTAAATCCTTCTGGTAAAGGAGAACTTGCAAATATAAATTTATTAAAAGCTGGATATCATATTGGTATAGATACTATAGGTCAAACTTTAAGAAATGCGAATTTACAAATTAGATCAGAACCTCCAAATCCACAATTGAATGTTGGTCCATGGAATACTTCAACTATAGAACCTGATTTTATGCGTCCACCTCTTGAATTGGGATCCGGGTCTCAATAAATAATTTATAATTATATATATTTATATTTATATTTTTGAATTATTTATATAAAAAAATTGAAATATTTATATAAATAAAATAAATTTAAACAAAACAATAATGAATTTAATAAAATCAATAACATATTTAAAAACTATACCTTTTACAATTAAAATGCCACCAATTGTTACTGAAGATTTAGGTAAAATAATGGAGATGTCAATTTGTTTATTATATGATATTGACTATATAGGAAAATTTAAATATAGTATAACAGAAGCGGAAAAACTCTCTCTAATTATAAAAGAATTAAAAGTATTATTTCCATATAATATTATTCATACTGCACAAAATGGTTATCAATATGATTTTACTTGCGTTGATAATGAGTTTAAATTAAGTGCTAAAACATCAAAAAGAGATGGAAAAGTGTGTCCTCAAGTAATAGGTCAACCTTCAAAAAAAACTTTTTGTAAATATTTTCAATTGCCATATACAACTACGATAGAACAAATAAAAGAATTTATTTTTGAAAATACGAGTTTATTATTAAATAAGTATTTTAAATTTACATTTGATAGTTCAATTATTTATTACAATAAAAAAAAGAATTTAACATTATTTATTACAAAAAAAAAAGATATTGATTGGTTTCAATATAAAATAGAATTTAGTCATATAAAAAAACAAAAAAAATGGAATGAAAGCACTACTATTAATATTAATGGAATTTCAATTGGTGAATTTCAAGTTCATAATCATAGAGATAGTATTAAATTTAGATGGTGTTTTGAAAAATTATTAATAAATTTTAAAGATAATTTTGAAATTATTTATTTATAAAAATCTAATATTAAATGTCATTTGTATAAAATAGTGTATTTTGTATTAATATTTCTAATACCAAATTTAATGTTTGTATTATTATTAATTTATCATTATCACAAAATAATTTAATATTATTTATATCATCTTCCGTTAAAATGGTATAATTACGAATTTTATGTATATAATTATTTAATTCATTATCATTTTTTTTTAAATAT